CTGCGGTCCCCGTTCGGCTACCAGTAGTTTCCCAAGTCGCAGTTTTGGTCGACCAAAAGTGGAAGGAAGAACATGGAAGCGCTCCTGCTCCACCCGGCGGTGATGCTGGCCATCGGCATCATCTCGGCTGCCCGGGTCGTGCGCCTGATCACCCACGACACCTGGCCCCCCATGGAGTGGGCACGTCCCCGGATCGCCGCCAAGTTGGGCTCCTGGTCCGAGATCATGGTCTGCCCGTTCTGCTGCGCCCCCTACGTGATGGCCGCACAGATGGGTCTGTGGTGGTGGGCGCACAACACCAACATCTGGTGGTGGGTCATCCCCAACACCTGGGCGGCTGCGATGTACGTCGCCGCCATGATCGTGGCCTACGACCAGCCAGAGTGAGATGTACACCGTCGAGGTCCCGTGCACCGACTGCGAGCGGGGCGAGCATGACAAGTGCGACGGGGAGGCGTGGAACCCCGACTTCGAGTGTGTTGTCGACTGCGCCTGCCGCGTCTGCACCTGAGCCTGTGCCACACTCCCGTCTAGCAGCACCACCCACGAGGAGCCCTAGATGCCCCGTCGTCAGCGCACACTGACGCCCGCCGCCCCCATCCTGGGGCGAGCACTGATCGCATCAGCAGCGCGCTACAAGGGCAACGAGGCACCCACCACCTGGCACGCCGACTCCAAGAAGTGGCAGGCCGAGGCATACCGCCACTACCGCATCTGCGGCGAGGCCAGGTTCAGCGCCCAGTTCTTCGGTCACGCCCTGGCCAAGTCGGTCCTCTACGTCACCGACGGCCCCGACTCCAAGAACCGCGTCACCGAGGGCCTTCCCGTCGAGCGCATGGCCGAACTGTTCAACGGGGCGGGCGGACAGTCCGCCCTGCTGAGCGCCGCCGGAGTCCACCTCACCGTCGCCGGAGAGTTCTACATCATCGGACGCCGAGGCCCAGCCGGAGAGGACCTATGGGAGGTCCGCTCGGTCCAGGAGATCACCTGCACCGGACGCGGCAAGGACGCCATCTGGCAGATCAACGGCTCCGGCACCCAGCAGCGGATCACCCTGACCTCCGAAGACACCGTCATCCGGGTCTGGATCCCCGACCCCCAGGACTCCATCTGCGCCGACTCCCCGTTCCGGTCACTGCTGCCGATCCTGGAGGAGATCGAGTGGCTGACCAAGTACGTGTTCGCCCAAGCCTCCGCCCGAGTCTCCGGCGCCGGTCTGCTGATCATGCCCGAGGAGATGGACATGCCCAGCGAGCCGGGTGCCACCGGCTCACCCGAGCAGATCGAGGGCGACACCACCAAGGCCGGGGTCCTGATGCGGATCATGGCCAACGTCCTCGGCGCCGCGATCCAAGACCCAGGCTCGGTCGCGGCGAAGATCCCCTCGGTGATGACCGCACCCGGCGAGTTCATCGACAAGATCAAGTGGCAGACCTTCTGGTCTGAACTGGACGAGAACGCCCAGAAACTGCGCCAGGAGGCCATCCAGCGATTCGCCCTCGGCATGGACCTCCCGCCCGAGCGGGTCCTGGGCATGTCCACCGGCGTCAACTCCGGCGGCGGCAACTCCACCGGAGCCAACCACTGGACCGCCTGGCAGGTCGACGAGGACACCATCAAGATGCACATCGAGCCCATGCTCGACGTGCTGGCCGCCGCCCTGACCGTCTACTACCTGCGCCCCACACTCGAAGACCCAGCAGACGCCATGGTCACCGTCTGCTACGACACCTCCCAACTGCGGCTGCGCCCCGACCGGTCCCAAGAGGCCATGGAGTTGTACGACCGTGGCCTGGTCTCACCCAAGGTGGTACTGCGCGAGAACGGGTTCGACCCCGAAGACGACGCCATGAGCCCCGACGAGCGCATCGAGTGGCTGACGGTGAAGATGGCCTCGGGTTCGGCCACACCACAGATGGTCGCCCAGGCTGCCGCGATCCTCGGCGTCGAGGTCGACGTCCCCACCGACGCGCCCAACCTGATGCCCAACGAGGCCCGGCCCGTCCCCTCCCTGGAGGACCACCCCCGCAACGACATCCCCGACTCCGAGTACCAGTTGGTCGCCGCCTACGACGCCCTGTGCTACCGCGCCCTGGAGCGGGCGGGCAACAAGATCCGCTCAGTGGTTCGCAACGCCGGAGGCGAGGTCCCGACCTGCTCCTCCTTCGAGGTCCACACCTTCATCCCCTCACCGGAGAACTCCGTCAAGCGGCTGCTCGCCGACGCCTGGTCGTGCGCGCCGCAGGTGCTGGAGCCTTACGACATCGACGTCGAGCAGATGGTCTCGGTCCTCAACGGCTACGTCACCTCCCTGATCACCACCGGCAACCCCCACAACCGCGCCTCGCTGATCAAGTGGCTGGAGGCCAAGAAGGAGGCGGCGTGAAGTTCGACCGCGAGGTCTTCGCCGCCGCACGCCGCAAGGCCCAGGCCGACCTCATCGCAGCCCTGGAGCCAGTGGTCACCCAGGCGTTGGAGGACAAGCAGGCGGGGTCGGAGAACTGGTGGCGCCAGATCGTCAACGCCGCCCAGACCCTGTTCAACGACATCGTCCGCTCCGACGGCGGCAACCCCGACCGAGCCCGTGCCGAGTGGGCGCACCTGTCGCTGGACCTGGCCAAGTCGCTGACCAAGACCGGTCACATCGACTCCTACAGCCACACCATCATCGCCACCTGGGTCAGCGCCAACATCCTCTCCTACGCCACCGAGGCCGCCGCCGCACAGGTCGACGAGCCGTACGAGTTGGAGTGGATCACCATGCACGACTCCAAGGTCCGCCACTCCCATCGGGAGGCCGACGGCCAGCGGGTCAAGCCAGGACGGCCCTTCCGGGTCGGCACCTCCTCCCTGCGTCGCCCCGGCGACGTGACCGCTCCACTGAAGGAATGGATCAACTGCCTGACTGACCCGGACGCGCCGATCCTCACCGACCAGGGCTGGAAGCCCGTCAGCGAGATCACCGTGGGAGACCGAGTGTGGACCCACCAGGGGCGCTACCGCCCCGTGACCAGGCTGGCTCAGGAGCGCACGCACACAGGTGAGGTGGTGTGCGTCGAGACCGAGCGTGGCGTCCTGCGGGTGACGCCCAACCACCCGCTACTCACGCCCGAAGGCTGGGTGGTCGCTGGGGAACTCTCTGAGGGTCGGGTCGTCCTTGCGCCCGCGCTTGTTCAGCGCAGCGATGGCGTCGAAGGTCTCGCGCTGGGCTTGGTCGATGGCCGCGACATCTCCACGCCCACCCTTGGGGAGCAGGGGCATGGCGAGGATCAGGTCGGCTTGGCGTCGCTTGATCACCAGGTAGTCCCGGACCTCGGTCAACAGCAGGCGACAGGCGTTGCTGGTGACCTGCCAGCGCAGCATCGTGGACCACTCGGGCCTCTGCGGCTGGGCATACCTGTAGGTGTGGCCGAGCCCGGTGACTTCTCTCAGGAACTCGATGACGCCCTCGTGGCTGTTGGTCACGATCACGCGGGGACGGTAGGTCCACTCGCGGAGGGAGCCGCTGGAGCGGGCCTTGCCCAGCGTCACGACACCCTCACCGTCGATCATGGCAGCGACGTAGGCGGCGGTCACGGGCTTCATGGACAGAACGTAGCACTGACTGTGACTCACTACTGGACCGAACACGCGACCGAGGTCCGCTTGTTCAACTTCGCTGTAGCCCAGGACGAGTCATACGTGGCCGAGGGGGTCCTCGTCCACAACTGCCGCTGCACCGTCGCTGCGGTGCCGTTGCACGACAACGCAGCCGCCAGCGTGGATACTGACCCACGTCAGCCCCAAGGAGTTCCCATGAAGCCGACACTCGCTGAGCGGCCCGCCCCGTCCCTGAGCGGCCCCTCCCTGGTCGCAGCCATCGAGGCTGCCGAAGGCGACCTGCTGCCCTGGCACGGAGTCCTCACCATCGAGGGGGAGTGGTCCGGGGACCGGCGCAGGTTCAAGGAAGGCTCCCTGTCCCACCGCGACCTCCCGCTGCCCCTGACCTGGCAGAAGACCTCCGCGCCCGGCCACGACAACAACGTCACCGTCGCCTCCATCGACTGGATCGAGAAG